GAATCTGTCAAAGTTGTTGCTCCTCCGGCTGTCGCGGTTCCTGACAAAAAAGTAAAATCTTCCGAATTTTCTGTCGAAGATAAATAGAGCCTAGATGGGAATGTCGAATTACCAGATACAATGTGCATTCCATTATAATAAATACCAAACTTAGCAATAACCGCGTTGGCTAGAGATGACAGAGTAGTACCGTCATACTTTCCCATCGTGTCTGTTCCGTTATAGATATATAAAGCATTGCGACATTGAGAAAAATTGGTTTGAAGTCCATCAGTGAAGGTCTTTCCGGCAATATCGGTCCAATGTGCACCTAATACTTGCAACGCAGTCCCTTTTAACCTTAAAAATTTCTTAGTTCCATTTGCCAAATATAAAGAAGCTTTACCCATTATTCTACCGATACCAGATGATCCTATTAATTTAGAACCTCGTCTTTTAGATGGGAGTCCATCTTCTGTATATTCAATATTCCATAAATTAGGAGACTCATTATCCCTTACATGGGCTTGAGAAACTAATTTATTCTCACCGGCGCTAAATTGTTGATATTGTTTAACTTGTAGAGGCATTTTACTCTCCTACTACTTGCCCGATTGAATAATTTGACCTTTCGGTTGGAGCGACTATTTTATGAGGGTATCTGTCGTCTTGTTTCCTAAGTTTATTGATTGAATCTTCATAATCGTTAATTTCACGAGTAATATCTGCTTCATAGTTATCAGATCGTCTCAATCTTGCATATGAACCAAGCGATACAGGAAGTAAAGGTACACGAGTTTCATCAGTCCCATTTACAAGCGCGGCTTCATCACCCAATGAATAGGTTAATTGCAATGTCGGCGAGTCCGTGTCTAATGTATTCAATTTATATCCATCAACATCGTTACCGGTTATCCAAACTGGATGATCATTAACGTTAAACTGATCTTTTTCAAACGATTCAATAAGAGAATAAACATTATCATTTCCTGTTATTATTTCTCGTAAATCTAAAAAAGAACCGATTGAAAAATCAGTTAAGGTTGTAGTTGAAACTCCACTAGAATCAAACGAAACATCTAAAATCGATTGATCAAAACTCCAAGTCCTTCTTGATCTAATGTCTTCTATAATTAAATTTATAAGTGAATTATAAGTGGCTAAACGAGTAGTATCTGAGACGCTACCCTCTCCATTTAGTCCAGCAATAGTGTTTTGTATTTGAGTTAAAGTAGGCATATAGCTCCTTCATCCCCATCACTAACGCTTTATATTATTTAATCAAGTTAAAATAACAACTCTATTTTTTTTGTTTGTTCTTCCCAAGTGGGAGATTTATATTTAACTTTAGGGTGACTTTTTATTGCCGAGATTAAATCATCTCGATAATTTTCCAGTGTGGTTTTAGTTCCAAATACAACAGTTTCTGCTAATGCCATATTCGGTATGACAACTGGATAGCATCCTGCTGCTTGCGCTTTTAATGCTGAAATACAAAACAACTCCACACCTTGACAAGGGTGTAACCAAAATTCCGATTCGTTATATAATTTGATCATTTCTTCTTCTGAGATAGACTTATCATAAGTGCAAACCAACTTCGCATTAGGTATAGGGAAAATACTTTTTAGAAACTCACCCCCTCTGTCAGGGCTACTTGAATATAAGCATTGTCCTTTTATCTTTTTACTTCCGTCAAACTGTTCTGGGTTTATTCCGTGACCTATGATTACCGAATCTCCAAATATTGATTGATGATATTTGGATAAAGTTATTCGATGGTCAAATTCCTTATACTCTTGAGATTTTTGTCCGACTTTATTTGTCCAATAGATATTCTTTTTACCTAAATATGGGGGTTTATCATTGCACGCCAATACTACATCTTGTGGCTCGTAAAGCTCTCTAGGAAGGTAATAAACTCCTTTATGTTCCATTGCCTCACCATCATAATAAACTGTCACCTCGTGGCGTTTAGACAGCTCCTGGGCTGTTTCTATATAAAATTCCGGCGTTCCCCCTAGATATTTAGTAGGTGTCCATTGGAATTCAGGAGGTAATTTTTCTGTATATATCGTGATCCGCATTATATAATTCCTCTTTATTGATAGTTTCGTAGGTTTTCCCGCCCAAATGTTCGACTATAATATCATTCCACTTGTAAATAGGTACTCTCATTTTCTTTGCTCGGTCATAGTATTCGGCATCACTAAAGAAATGCCTCAGTTTGGGATTTAAATATCCTAATGTATCAAGAGTTTTTTTAGTTGTTCCCCAAATGGACCCAAATCTGTCCCCTTGACCCTCGTCAGAAGTCTTAGGTGAATAAATGCCATAATCCATATTATAAAACCTATCTAAATCACCCTCTCTGATAAAAACATCGTCATTTATTACTACTATCTTATCGCAAGACGCGACTTCCATTCCGCTAATGACAGCAACCGTATACCCTAAATTATCGATACATTCTATGCTTTGATCTGCTCTATCAATCCATTCTTTTGTTTCATATGGGCTACAATCGTCAATAATTATTAATTCTTCATTAGGATAATATTTTTTTATATTAGAAATACACTTATCGATTACTTTGTAAAGAGATAGATCATTAAAATATACTGGTACAACGATACTAAGATTTGACATAATAAGTCCTGAAGTTATCAACAAAACTGTTAATTAGCTTTTTTTTAGTAAATTCACTCTCTACATATGGACTATCATCTAAGATGATCAATCCACCCGATGGCATGCGATTATAAAAAAACTCTATTTCTCTTTTCACTTGATCGGGTGTATGTTCACCGTCTATATAGACACACCCAAAGATCGGGTCAATCACGCTTTTATTATGCCAGAAATAAATATCGGGTAATACTTTCATAAAATCATCACTCTCTAATCTCCAATGGTAATGATTTAATTTATTTTCATAAGCATAATCTGATAATAATTTCTTAGCATCACGATAAATATCTTCATTATAATCAGAATCGATTAATTCATCTCCACAAACAAATGGTCTTGCCCCATATGGATCAACTGTAAATAACCACCTGTCTGGATTAGTTTCTTTGATAACTTCGAGCATCGCTAAAGCTGAACCACCCCGATAGTTACCTACTTCACAGAAAATAGCTTCCGGTTGGTTTTTTAGACGAATAGCACAATCTTTTACTCTTTCAATGAAATACTCAATTCCGTCTTTGTGATCGCAATGAGTCAAAATGGCTTGTCGCATTTTATTATCTCCTTAAATCCATCTGGGTTACATGGATGTAAATCTTTAATTGTGTGATCTCTATCCCAACCTAACCATTTACCCTCATACCAATTATCAACCAATTCATTGTTAAACTTTAATTGCTTGCACTTCTTTGTCATCTCCTCATTAGTGCGGATATATGAGCCATGATGCATCACAATTTCTTTAGGTAAGAAGTCCCAAGCCGAATCAATACATCTTAAATGAACAAACCTGACAGATGGACGAACAGCTACAATCAGTCCGCCATTTTCCTTAGGTTCAATTCGATGATTCCAATCTTTCCAGTAAGTATAAATTGTATTTATTCCGTAAGCAGGTTGGTCGGCTTTTACATTAAGATAGTTAAGTAGGTGTTCAATGTGTTTTTTTGAATATCGTTCATCAGGATCAACAACTAATATCCAGTCGCAATCTTTCAACCATTCTATACCAAAATTGCGTTGTTCTTCCTCATTTTTCCACGATGAGGCGATAACTTCTGCTCCCTGTTGAGTTGAAATAATATCAGTTTCGTCTGGGTCGGTTTTTTCTCCCCACCATGGAGTATCAGAGATTAAAACTAAATGCCTAACGTTAAAATCCTGAAATTGTTTTATACAATCTCCGATAAAATTCTGCTCGTTAAAAGCAATTGTCAGGATTCCTATTTGCATACTTCAATCCATTGGTCACAAACATTACTCCAAGTAAATTTCTCTCTCGCCCAAGGGATCATTTCTTTTCTGATTTCTTCTTGCTTGTCTGTGTCTTTCATTAATTCGATGGACTTGTCAACGATTTCATCGGCTACTTTCGGAGGCATTATCATAAACTCTGTCACGCCGTCTATCTTATAACCATATTTTACCGTATCTTGCAAAGCCCCGTAATTAGAACAAACTGGAATTACACCAGTGGCTTGCGCTCTCATTGCCGTAATACATGATGTTTCCCAAAAAGCAGTCGGGTACACCCAGAGTCCTGATTTAGCGAACTCTTTTACAAGTTGTTTTTGCCCAATTCTGCCAGCATGAGTAATACCTTTTTGTTGCATAAGTTTTTCAACTTTAGCTTTCCACTTTTTTGATTGATCGTCAGTAGAGATTTTATCGAAATTGTCCCAACCATAACATATAAACAGTTCAGCGTCAGCAACTTCTTTTAATATCTTAGGCCATCTTTCTAGTAGAGTATCTAAACCTCTGTCATAACTTGACGACCAAATTAATCTATGCGGGTTTCTCTCCTCGGTATCTCCAGCAAGAATATCAATCATATTCAATCCATTAGCCGTAATAAGAAACTTATCATCTGGTATTTTAGGAAGTTGTTTGCGTGAGAAATTAGATAATACCATTATTTTATCGACATTATCGATGATTGCTTTGTTAAAATCTCGCTCCATTGGCTGATCATGCAACCATAGCAACTTAGTTCGTGCTTTGATAATGTAGGAATAAATCGCAGGGTTTCTCCAACCGATAAAAATATCGAAAGAATCATTTGGATTAAATTCCCAATAAGGTCTATAACTAACTCCTCGATAATCACCTTTTAATCTTCCGCATGAATTAAAAACAGTAACTTTATACCCTCTTTTAGCAAACTCTCTAGCCATATAGATAGTACCTTCTTCACTGCCACCGATTCCTTTTATAACAGACGGGTCAGCCCATTCTTCCAGTGAGTTGCCGCACAAGAAAACAACTGATTTCCTCTCCCATGTCTTAGGCTTGGAGTTTTTAATTCTTAACTCCTGCAAACGAACATCTTGCATTAAATAGTCAGGTAAATTTTCTACTAATTTAGAGACATTATATTTATCGTTTTTCTTAGTGTAGAGAATCACATCAATAGTTTTATTGACATAATCGTCTGTTTCCCACGCATCTTGGACAATTTTTTTTAATCCTTCAAACTTCTCTGATCCGTCATTGATTGAATTGAAAAGTTTAGACGCTTTAGACACTTGATTGGTCATAATATAGGCATTGATTAGATTTACCGGCCCTATAAATCGTCTTAATGACTTATTTATCCCAAGTGGTGTATTGGGTTCTTTTTTTATCATGGCGATTTCCCCAAATTCCACCACTCTGGCATAATCTTCATTATCCATATAACAATTCGCCAATAACCAATATGCTTCATCCCAATCAGGTCTTATTTGGGTTGCTTTCATTAACGCATTTATGGCTTGATCTTGTCGTCCTAATATTGAAAGACCATACCCGATCCCAACATAAGACTTGTAAGTTTCCTCATCCCACCCGCTTTTTTTAATATGCTCACTATAAAAATGGATAGACTGTTCAAGTAATTCATCTCTTTCTTTAACTTCCATTGCCAACCCAAAGGAAGAATTACCTAAATAATGAAGTGTGCGAGGATCAGTTTTATCTCCATCCCTATTGTATTCCGATAGAAGAATTTTATAATTTCTTAGTTCTTTATCATATTTGCTTTCATCTTTATAAGTATGTAGAAAATAGATATCCTTTTCATAAAAAGACTGTTCGTCATCTCTATTTAAAGTTTCGTGTACGCTCTTTTTCCATTCACACTTACCATCGTTTTTATAAACTCTTGGTCTATGGTGGTCCATAATTCCTTGCCCATCAGTTTTATTTTGAGCGTAATTATAGTTCATATAAACTATGTTTGCTCCCAATTCTTCCATATATTCTATAACTTTAGGGAGTTTTTTAGCATTTATAACAACATCGTCAGTATCAGCCCAAATACCATAATCACATTTATTTTGAGAAAAATTAAAGTTTCTTGCCTTTGAGAAGTCATTTATCCATTTATACCAAGAATATTTAACCCCAGAATCATTGCAGAAGCGTTTTATCTTCTTACAGGGATTATTTGTTGCAGTAATGTAAATTTCATCAATGTATTTTCCGAATGAGTTAATGAGCTTTTTTAATCCGTCTAATTCGGAGTCATCTTTTATGATGACGCATAGTCCCAATGTTTTTTTAGTTTTGTTATTCATTCTTACCTCACAAAAAATTCAGGATATAGTTTTTTAAATTTAAACCATTTCCTGTCGTTAATTATTAAGTCGGGGATTATTTTAATTATCCTGCATGATATATCGGTCTCATCAGGATATGCAGGGAATTTAGCCGATATTCTAAACTTACCTGATTGTTTTTGTTTTCTAAATTTGTTCATTTCTTTAACAAAAGACTGCCACTCTTTCGGGTAGTCCTTTTTATAATCTTTGATGATTTGGTCAATTTTGACCCATTTAGCCATAGTAAGCCTTCCGGCGAGGTTGGCCAGGAAGCACAACCCCGCTTACTATAAACGGATTTATAGCCTTAATAAACTTTACTTACATACAGGACAGCTTTTTCTGTATCAACCTGTAAAGTAGCTTCACCGATGATTTGTTCACGTTGTGCGTCACCAGTTTTTGCCAATTTCTCATATCTAGGTTCTCTTAGGTAACCAATTTTAACGTACTTTGAGTCATAAGCTAAGAAGTCTTGATTGGTATCACCAGAAACGGTTACAAATCTGTGAAGAATAACACGAACACGTCCGAAGTCTGTTTCCAAAACATCGACAGCACCCCAGATTGTCTTATCACCAGCCGGTACGAACTTGGTATTACCAGCAGTAAAGCCAGAAATACGTGATTTCAATACTCTACCGACTAGGATAGTGTCAATCTTAACACCTTGAGCCCATGCTAAACCAAGATATTCATTAACTGTGTTTTCATCCAATGACACACCAGATCGGGAAGTAGCGAGGGTAGATGCAAATGATTTCAAACCATTCATTTTACCTGCTACGCCTGATTGAGCAGTTACTTTGGAACCTCGGATAACATCATACTCAAGAGCATTTTTCCAAGCGGTCATCGCTTCATTTCTCTCACGAGCCCATGCATCACCACCAGTAGCATCAACAGCCATGCGAGTTCCGGTAAGTTCATAACCAACAGATATAATCTGGGTCATGTTGCTTACTCTGGTCGTATAAGTGTTATCAAATGTTGGATCAGCACCTTCTGCTTGTGAACGTGAAGCCACCGCGCGAGGGGATTTTGCTGTCCAACTGTGTAAAATGTCGGTTACTTTTACTGTAGGTGCGTTAGAGGTGACAAAGGTCTCTAACGGGTCAATCGTTACAACAAGGTCTAATAGACTTTCTTTTGTGCCGCCTATTGGAGCACGTTGTGGGCTTTGAAACCCAACTGTCGCGTCTGCCATAATTTCTCCCTAATTTAACTTATTTCTATTAATTTGATCCTTGCCGCGTCTCTTTCTCTGTCTGTTGAACCAGGATTAAAGAGTATTTTTCTTAATTGCTCTTTAGTGTTAGCGACAGTATCTTCCTTTCCCCCAGAGGGTTCGGTAATACCGGCTCTTTCCTGTATCCTTTCAGAGACTTGGGCTTCAGCGCGTCCTTGCTCTTTGGCCTCATTGACTGCTTTATCGGTAGTTTTTTTGAACTTTCCTAGCAACTTATCCGCGGCTTCCTGGTAAGTAATAATCTCACCTCTATTGATAAGTGCGGCAGCCTTGTATCCCTTAATTGCGTCTTCCAGATCAGCATCGTCTTCAATCTCTGGATATTTACGCAATGTTTTGTTCCATTCCCTATCATCAGCTAGAATTTGTTGAACATTCTGTGAGGTTCGCTGTTCTATTGATTGAGTCAATTCGAGCGGGTCAATTAAACCTTCTTCGTTTGGCTCAGGGACTTTTGGAGCTGGAGTAAAACTCTGCTTTAAGCGTTTGTTTTGCTCACGTTCCTGACGCAGGGCTTTATTAAGATTTGCAATTTGCATATCTTTTTGGTCAGGTTCGACATTTAAGTCTTCAGTTTCGATGGAAGTGTCATCAAGGGTTTCTGTTCCCTCATCTACTTCTTCATACATAGGGTCTCCTAACACACATTTAACCCAAGTGCGCAGGGTTTAGAGAAACTATGTTGGACGCAAGCGACAAGCCATTGGCCTGCACGCTTGACCCCAACGGTTATTAAGTTACAAGTTTGCTTCAAAATGATGAGGGGAAACTTCTTTTACTTTCAGATCGGTCATACTGTGAAATTCAGTCGATTCAATAAGTTCAATGCGGTTTTTCTTTGCTTCATCAGGTAAATTGCTTTCATTAATCTTAGAAATTTCTTTTACCTTCCAAGCGTTTATTTGTTTGTTTTCTTCTACATTGAACATCACTAAAATCCTTTATTGTATTTGTCAAATAATCGTTAGATTTGGTCTTTAAATTGCTCTAATTCCTGCTGTGCTTTTAATTTCAATTCTTTTCCGTTTTCAAAATATTTAAACACCATCTCAATTCCATCAATTTTGGATAAATCAGCGTTTTTGTCCCGATACCATGTATTGATCAAATCTTCAAAGTATTTAAACGCCTCTTTATATCCCTGCGTTTGTGTCACTGACTCCAATACCTGCCCCAACTTGACTTGGGACTGGCGCAACTCCTCCCATTGCTCCTTGGTTTCCATTTTGTAGATTTTCCGGAAGTTGTTGAGCATTTTGAACTTGAACATTACCTACTCCTTGGGGACTTGCCCCATTAGTTAAAGACTCTAAGTCAGCTTCTACTTGTTTTTTGGCATCATCTAAAAATTGCTGGTGGACCATCATATGAGGAATGACAATATCTTCTTGGAGTTGTTGATCTACACCCTCATCGTCTAATAATTCTTGATGAATCTGGATATGAGTTGCATGATCTTCGCCTTGCTGCGGTTCGGTTTCTTTTCCTTGTAACATTAAGTCATTTTCTTCCATTGGAGAGTCGTTTGTTTCCGGCATAGGTTCTAATATGCGATCATAATTCTTTCTACCCATTGATTCTGCTGTTGTTCGAGACATCTCGTAGAAGTTTAATTTAATCGGTTGCCCCATTTCTAACGCGACTTTTGCAATCTCTAGTTGTTTATCCACCCAGGCCAGATTTAACGCTCGATCTGCTTCTTTTGATTTAGGACGAGCGAAATCTGTATCAATGTCTATATCCAAAGTTCCCATTGTCACTATGTCTTGAGGTTTTATTATTTTTGGATAATAACCATTTGGACCGAGTACACGGATTGCTACTTCACGATCAAGTAACTGCTGATTGTTAGATAGCCACATCGTAAATACTTCTTTCCAGCTTTCGGCATAAGTCTTTTCAAAAAACCTTACCATATCCGATCCGGCTTCTTGGATGGCGAGTGTGCCGCCTTTAGTACCTTGAGTTTTATCCATCTCACTTCTGGCTAATCCTGATTCATAATTAACAATAGTATTTTCTTCAATCGCTTCACTGATCATTTGACGGGCTATTTGAAAGCCTTTTAAATCAGGTTGATTAACTTGCCATTGTTCCGGTTTTTCCGTACCATCCCAAACTATCTCTCCGCCTGGTGACATATCGTATCTGACATCCACTCCTTGTCGGCGCATGATGACACCATTTAAAGACAGGTCTAATTGATCTAAGAAGTGATTTATAATGTTATCGTTAGCGCTTCCCAATCTTTCTGTTCTCTGAAAAATAGAATCACCCCAAACGTCATGCGCTCTTGGACGGATATAGAAAGGAACAGCGGGTATTTTGCCATGCCAATAGATATTTTTCTGACGACGGATTATTTTACTTCCATTTGCGATCACTAAATATTCATTATTGATTCGATCAAAGCAGTGCCAAATTTCATTTTTACTACTGTAAGAAGAGTTAGAACCGAGAGTATTATTCATAAAACGATTACGAGCTTTTTCAAATCCCTCTGTACCTGATACATTAGAGTTAGAACCTAAGTCATCCAACCCTGTATAATTACCAAAGACATCACCTTCTTTTAATTCTTCCGTAGTCTTAAAATCTTGGAATATTACCCTATTGGCTCTGTAAATTGACTGAGCGCCTTTTTCTATAAACACTCTGAAAACAGACCAAGGGACAAACTCGTTATACCCGATTTTCATCTCTTTTACTTTTTCATTTTTAAGATCAACTGTGCCATCTTCACCCAAAACACGAGAATAAAATTTACGGTTTTTAATTGTCCAAGGAGTCAACGCAAACCCTGTCCCTGCCACGACAGCATCGGATAAGACGGAATACTTTTTATGTGAGAGTGGGATATCGAAATTAGGGTTATTTAAATCATGGATTAAAAGCTGTTCATTGTTACGCGCTTTTATAAAATCATGTTTGTCGTTTGGGTGTAAATTTGGTTCGATGTCATTTAAAGACAGCTTGGCGATGATATTAAGGGCTTTTGAAGCCACTTTAGGGTCAATTACTTTACTACGCCAAGGAGCAATCTTTTGAGAATAAACAGCATTAAAATTGTCATACCACCTAGACATCGCTTCAAATAATTGCTGTTGGTTTCCAACACAATCAGTAAAGAAAGTTGACCATTTACTAATAATTTCTTCATCATTGTTTTTTGGTTTTATGTCCATATTCACCTCTAAGGTCATCACTAACGCATAGAAAAATAAAAGCAAGTTAATCTATTGACTCCACATCGCCTCTCATCCAAAATGTCTCCATTTGATAGCGATAGATTTTAATATACATTCGGTATTCTTTAGAATTGTGAAGAATAGCCAATTTACGTTCATATTTCTGCTGACAGTGAACATTTTTACAATAATTTGAATACTTCGTTGTTATCCCCCCACAAATAATGCATCTAGGAGAGGAGTCGTCCGGTGATTGGGTCATATATTCTCTCCTTAGGTTTTAATAAACTTTCTACCCTTGAAGGTTCGCACACTTGATAAAGCTGCCAAGCAATAGCTAGACTCATCACAAGGTCATCGTGGGCGTTAACTTCAGCTTGCGCTTTCCAAATTGATGTTGTTTTAACTTTGATAAACGATAAAAGTTCTTTGACTGTTTCCTTGTCGTAAAGTCTTAAAAGTTGTCCATCAATACATTCCTTTAGCTGAGATAACATAGCCGGCCGGGTTGCAGTATTGGTATCCCAACCGTATTTC